GTCCCCGCACATGCCAGATGGCCTCTGCCGGGAAAGTATTCATGGCACCGCTCTGCGCTGTCACGTCATACGTCAGTACGCCGTTGTCGGCACGGTTGACGACAACGGATCCTGGGTCGAACGGAATCAGTTCTGTGATCTTGCCAAAAACTGTGTTTTTGAAAGCGTAGAAATTGCCATTGAGCACCACGTGCCAAGCCAACATTTCCCGAAACTCAAAACTGGTTTGGTACTTGTTTGGCTTGTAGGCTAGGATGTTGTAAAGGTGGTGATCTTTGGCTGGCAAACGGGTCTGGCCATCTGCACTTTCCTGAATCAACTTGAGCGGCACCTGAGCGATGCCTTCACCAATCACGCGCACACAGGCCACAACCGTTGAAACTTGCAGCGCGGTCTTGACGCTGACATCACGTCCAGTGGCAGTTTCACCCCGACCGCTGTACAACTCACGAAAAAGATCAAGCGTGCTGTAGCTCTTTTGCTCTGCAACGGCGCGGCTCAAAAACCCCATTATTTACTCGCCTTTGCCGTGAGGATGCCAGCGGCCAGCATGAAACACCCAGACACAGCGAAGCCAGCAGCAGGGTGCATCAATGCGGCTGCTGTCGTCAATGCGGCGGCTCCACCTACCATCAAGATGTCTGGCAGGTATGAGGTTAGGCGTTTCATCAAGTAAGGGTTTCCCAGAATGAAGTTTCCGAAGCAGGATTCAATGACATCAGAGTCACTGCGTTAAACATTGCCATAAGCGGGTCAATCTTTGCCGACCCGGCGGTTTGTTTAGTGATGATGACTGCGTTACCGCGAGGCTCGATCTTGGCGTTGCCTGCGCACCAGGCCATCATTGGCTGGCCGCCGTGAACCATCACGCCTTCAGCTAATTTGCGCTCTGCCGTCTTGATTGCTCCTGTCATTCGCCAGCCCTGGCTGATACCGATCAGCTTGTCTTGCGGTATGCCAGCCTCAATCAATGCTTCAGTGATACCACCCAGACCGGACGGGTCACAACCAATCTTGTCCAGCTTGCCGGATTCGTTAACCAGCGCGGCAATGTCGGCAACATCTGCCACATCATCGCCAATGGCTTTAACCAGTGTCAAATCGCCATCTTTGGCAAAGTCATGCAACCGTGCAGCAATGTCTTTGCGTCGCTCCATGACGCTAGGATGCGCCCATGCGTGCGTCCATAGCAGCCACTGGCGCGTTATTTTGTCCCGACCTATAACTGATAGCCCAAGCAAGTCATCAAGCCCACCGCCGTCGATACCAACGTCAAGCACTTCGCTGCGCTCAATCAGTTGCTCAAGGGTTAAGCCTGGGGCTTTTGCTTGTGACTCCCAGAAGTCAGCGCCAGCCCAACGGTCTGAACGCAGATTCATGCCTAACTCAACATTCCCATGCTTAGCTAAGAAGCCTCGCAACGATTCCGGCCCGCCTAGTTCTGCCTTTTTAAACTCGCGCTCAAGGAATGCTTTATCAACGGAATAACCCAAGTTCGGGTTGACCATCGCCAAGTTTTCCATCAGCAAGCAAGCACCAGACTCCACCATTTCAGGCGGATGTTCGAAGATTACTGGCACAAATCCGGGATCGTCAATCTTGCCGTCTCGCACATCACGTGCGTATTGCAGCTTTTGCCTGAATACGCCTGCTGGCGGGTCATCCGACTGCGTGGTCAGGTAGATAACAAAACCTTCTGGCCTCGATGCCAGCCCACCAACAGCCTCGCGAAGCATGTTTTCAGCGCTGGATACCTTGCCAAATAACCACAACTCATCAACCAACGTGCCTACTGACTTCTTACCACCAACCGTGTTTGAATCAGCAGCAACAACCTTCAATGTCGCGCCGCTTGTCCTATGTGTGATTGACTTGATATGCGTCTGCACATGCATCAGCGTGTCAAGTTCATCATCCTTTTGGCACATATCGCGAGCCGGGGCGTATGCGTTATTCGCTACCTCTACCGTAGGTGCAAGCACTGCAAACTCCGCTGATTGCCGCCAGTTGAGAATCAGCGCGGTCATCATGATTCCAGCAGCTACCGTGCTCTTGCTATTCTTTTTTGGAATCAGCACGAACCATTCTGTAATCAGCCTGCGCCCGCTGTCTGGATCGTATGCGCCAAAAATACTTGCAACCAGGTCAAAAACCCACTGAGCGCACGATTCGCCAAATGTCGGGCTACCGGGTGCGTCAACGATCTTGAGCGCCTTAAACACCGCAAGAGCCTGCGCTGCCTGATCTGGGAAGATAGGCGGCGGGATGATGCTCTCGCCAGCTTTTAACTTATCAGCCCAATCTAAGCAGGCTGTAGACCATTCAGGCATCGACAACTGTGAAAACAGTGCCGTCAGGTATGCTAACTGCCTTCGCAATACCAAGCCAGCAGAACCCAACGCTATCCGGAACAAATACCGGGTGCTCGCTCATGTCTATGTCGTAGTTCCCGACAACTCCATCTATGCGCAAAGTTGCTATTTTTTGGTTTCTTTTGGATAGAATTTGATACCACCGTGAACCTTCATCGGCATCAACTTTAACCAATGGATAAAGTTCGTAGTCAATTACCGATATTTTGAGCCACTTGCTACCATCTTGAATTTCGATATTCATTTGCGCATCCAAAAGCCTAATTATCGGCCACTCACGATGCGCAGAGGTGGAGCCGCAGCACCAAACTTGCCAACGCTTGCTTTTTTTGCAGCATCATGCCGTGCGTCCTTGACGTTTTCGCCAATCTTCGGATGCATAAATGGCATTAGCGCTTTGGCTGCGTCAGCCCTGAGTTTTACGTCAGCCTCTAAATCATTCATCAATGCAAGTAGAAAAACCTTCGGGTCTTTGTGAGCCAGCGTCTCTGTGACCGGCACAGGGACGCTCAATTTGACGGATTCTGCTGGCTTGCGTCCAGCACCAGGGCGATAACCGCCGCTTTTGCCGGGTTTGCCTGCCATTTGATTCCTTTTGATTAGGGGTTTTTTGTCCGAATGAGGTACCCTGCGGTTTCCGGCCCCCAAAGCCCCAAAGACCGGATGCCCTACCCCCTCGCTCTAGCCGTCGCCTCAGATGCCGACTTGCGTGTGTGACAGCCATCAGGACCGCCGCACAACGTTTGCATGTTGGTTATGTCGTTGCTGCCACCCTGCTCCAATGGGACAAGGTGATCTACTTCGTTGTCTGCTCTCACTATCCCGCAGCATTGGCACTTGTAGCCATCACGCAGCAATACAGCCTTGCGTGTATCCATCCAAGCCCTGCCGCGTATGCGTTGGGTGGTGCCAGCCTTTACATCCAATACTGCCAGCTTGTTGCTGTTGAGTACAGGTATCGTTGACTTGAGTCGTTGTAGGGTAGCCATGAGCGTTTACCTTTCGGCTGGCCATCAGCTTTGTCACCCGCCACGATTACGCTGGTGCTTGCGTGAGATTCACCAGCACTTTGCCCGGTGCTGGCCGACTCGTGTTGCCGGTATGCTCGGGGTGGTGGAAAGCAAAAAGCCAGCGACTTGGCTGGCTTTAGAGGCGACTGTGCATCGCATTCGGTACATCGTGCATCACTGCACGGGTAGCAATTTAGCAATGTACTGCGCCATCTTATGTGTGCGCTGGCGGCATTATACCGATAATGCATAGATGTAAAGTGTTTTTATTTGTTTCTTCGCCAACATACCGATGCCCATTCATTTGCGTGGCCGTCAATCGCTCTTTTCTTGTGCTGGTCTGTTCTGAATTGCGGCTTTTCATACGCCGTTTCTACAATCTCTCTAGCCATAGCAGCAGTCATTGGGTCTTGTATCTTTGTAGTTGACTCCATCATCTTGCCCATGCTTGCTCCTTCTTGCCTTTGCTGCATAACGGTTCGGGCAACGCTTTCCACTGAATCACAAAGATGCCCAGCAGCCATTGATGGCATGGACATACACAATGCAATTGTCAATAACCCTGCTTTCATAATTCATTCCTGTTGATTGTTGCGAAGTCTGCTTTTGATTATTCTGACATGCTCATGCTTGCACTTGCTAATCCATGCCTCCATCTGGGCTGCCCCATCTATAGATGGAAACTTGCGCTCACCACTACCATGACACTTAGGGCACTCAATAGTTGACAATGATGGTGTGTCTTTGATGGTGTCGTACTTACGCCCATGACAGACAGGACAGACGCGATCCATCCACCATGCAATGACCGCGCTGGCAACCGCGTCCGGGCGCTCTATGCCCAAACTGTCGGCCTTCATGCTCACTTGCTCATGCACCAGCGCCATGTTGTCGCGTGTTGCCTTGGTATGCAGCCGCATGAGTGCGCCGCCTATTCGTGACGCGGACCAGCCAGCAGCAATCAGCACGTCGGCCGCACCAGTGCGCTCAGCCTCAACGCGCAAGTTGCTGGTGTTGGTGGCGACAAGGTACTTTTCTTCAGTGGAGAATGTCATAGGCTGTGCAGATCAATATTGACTCGCGTTATTGCGCGTTCTGGCTTGCAATCAAAACGATTTATCTCAATGGATTGCAGGTAGATTTGACGAACACAAACGCCTGTTTTAGTTTGAAAGTCGTTGCATGCTGACAATATCGCCTCTTCAAATTCAATGCGCAGGGTGGTGATTTCATCAGCGGTCATTCACCCTCCCGTAGCAATGAAACAAACATGTCTTTAGGTCAACGTCGTATACCTTTGCACCTGGTGCGTTGCGGGCGGTGTAGATGTGGGTCATGACTTGCACAATTCGAGTGCCTGAGCTTCAGTGAATCCCGCTTTCAAATGGGCTTTATATCTGGCCATTCGCTCAAGTGCAGTGACGTTCAGCAGGTCAATGAAAAAAGGCCGCGATAGGTTTTCAAGCGCTTGTTTCAGTAACGGGGCCATCTTTTCAGCGGCATCATCCGGTTTTGTCGGTTGTATGCTCACTTCAAATCATCCTCGCGAGCATCAATCTCAGCGATAGCGCGAGCCAAATAGATCGAAAAATCAAGAGCTTCTTCTAACGCATGTACCAGCCATTGCCGCAAGCTAAGCGGGTTCTGAGCAACCGTGCACCCGTATTTTTTAACCCCGGCCATCTGACGTATGGCGATGATCTCGCACACGCGGGCCTCAATACCTGTCGCTGTCAATGTCATGTAGCCATCACCTCGAAAAGTTGAATTTGTTGCTCATTCTCAAATCCGCGTTTAAACGCCCTGTATTGCGTTTTCGTTGTGCGCTGCACCTTCTGTGTCAAATTCATGATGCGAGCGCACTGCGGGCCGAATATCATGCCGCCTGCGGTAACGCTGGCCTGGGTGATTTGTCGATGACATCTGGCGCATCTGATCTCTGTCATTTGATCGTGACCTCAACGACAACCATTCCGGCAACCTTGTCGCCCCACTCAGCCGATATTCTGAACAGGCTGTCATCGCATCCAAGCCCATCTGCCAATCCGTCTAGCCCGGCCTTCATACTGGCAATGGCGTTGTCCATATCCATCTTTCTTTTGCTTGGCGGGTAGAACCGCATCAGAACCGCCACGGTTGCGTCAGGCGGCAATGACAGTACATCCACCTTGGTTTCTGCCACGATGCGCTTACAGGCTGTTTTGTAGGCTTTGACTGCCGATGCTTTGACTGCCCAGTGCCCACGCCAATTCGGAGATAGAGCTTTCATTGGCCATGGGAAGGTGAAGGTCATATACAAAACGATTAAACGCAATAAAAGCGATCAGAAGCAATGGGTGATTGCGGCCTGTAACCCGCATGGATATTGGGTTTTCTTATTAAAAGTAATAAAGCAAGACTCTCTACTTATAAGATAAAACTCATTTATAAAAAAACGGACGATCAACCTCATTGCTTTATTGCTTTTAGTCCCCAAACCCGCATGCCTATTGGGTTTTAGACAGCAATCACTCGTTGCTGTTGATTGCTTTTGTTGCTGTTGATCGTGTTTCATAAAAGTTCTGTTTGGCTCAAAGGGTGCCTGTTTCATTGCTTTTATTGCTGTCAGTCACGTCAACCTCGACAATGAACTCCGTAGCCACCCAAGCAACGCGCGGCTTGCCTCTGCCGCTTTGAGGTTGAAACGTCCTCTGGCTGGCATCCTCGCGCCTCTGCAGGGCTTCGTGGATGTTGTCCTGATAGCGTGGCTCTTGGGCCTTGTACGCTGCACACTTACGGCTAAGCTCAAACGATGTCAAACCGCGCGGGCCGGATTTTTTGATGACGCGGGTGCACTCTGTAACCAGAATGTCAAACTCAGAGTCGCCCATACGCTGAGCCACTTCAATTTCCATCAGTCCGACAAAATGGCGGGTAAAGCGAATCGCCCACCCCATTGATGACTCGGGTATGCACAGGCCATCATTGCGGGCAATTTCATCCAGTGACGCTGGATCGCTGTACCGGGCCATGGCGTGAATCATGGCCATCTTGACGGCGAACTCGTAAGCCCGGCCCCACAATGCCGGTATCTGTGGTGTATCTTTGTGCTCGTGGCTGTATTCATCAAGCCAGGTGCCGAAAGCAGAGATCATGCTTTTGGCTGCTGCTGCAAAACGAATGTCCAGCGGGTTGCCTGGTGTCAAACCTTTCAGATCTTGGCCTTGCAATCGCTGAACCTGCTCAATCCATTGAACCAATGATATTGGCGTATTTTCACGATCAGGCTCTTGACGTGGGACAGTAGCATCAGGTACGACTACCACCATAATTCGATTTAGCGCACCACTGGTAACGTCTGAGCTTCCCAGCGCTTTAAAAAACTGGTCAGGCGTTGTTGTAGCGTGCAGGTTGACACATGGATACTCAATATCTGATCTTGCGCGGGCCTTTTGATCCGCATACTCGGCACCGCGAAACACAGACCCGGTTGAACCGTAGAGCTGCATCAGGTAGCGCACAATGCTGGCAAGATGGCTACCAGCGTTTTTACTGCGCATGGCTTGCAACATCAGGCCAAACTCATCGAGTTGAAACACCGTTCGCGGGCAAACAGCGACGCGAGACAGAAGGCCGGCACCTGATGCTATTTCATCGCCACCAATCAGGCTTTCAAGATGCGAGTCTTGCAAGGCCTGGGCCAGACACTTGCGCCCGTGATCTTTACCGGCTGAAGTTCCAGCAACACCGACAAAATACAAGTTTGTGCGCAGCCCGGTGGGTGACATTATCTTTGTCGAGAGTGCCGTGGCAAACAAACTGATCGTTGCAACCATGGCCAGCAATGGCTGAGGGCGCATTGAGGTACGCAGCATCCAGGCCATGCAAACGCCCATTTCACCGGGCAGATCAAAGAACTCATCTACTGCTGAGTCGTGTTGGCATTGCGCCGCATCAAACGCGGCGATGCGCTCTTCAATATCTGCTGGTGCCGCCACCGGAAAACGAAACTCGGCGATCAATGCATTGACCATCTTCTCGGCGTTTTGCTGGTTTTTGACATCACGCTGAACCGCGTGCTCGGCAATGCTGAAAAGCGCACCAGGTGCTGGCGGATCAGCGTGATCAAAATACTTTTGGACCAGCGCCTCAAGCATCAATAAAACGGTGTTCACATCGCGCACACCTTGAGCGCTGATGCTGTTTGCAGCTCTAACCAGCATCTGGTGTCTGTTGTCACCTGTACGCAGTTTTCGCCCCAAGCGTGCTGATTTTTCAGCTAACTCGCCTTGCTGCCATCGGGTTGAATCCTCGTCGTTATATTTCTGTGGTTTGTCTGGCTTGCCGATGGCTATTTCATCAAGCTCTGTCAGCAGATCAATAAAATGCCCCTCGGATGGATCGTCAAAAGTGACCAGCACCTTGTACTCAATGTCCTTTACCCGTCCAAAATAATATGACTGCGAAAGTGTGAATGATTCACCACTCAGAATGCCGCCCAAAACACCATTGATGCGTGCCAGCAGTGCGTAACGTGCATCTGGCATAGTTGGTACTGACAACGGGGCCAAAACGCGCCAGCGGGGTTTTTCTGCTGTGTGGCTTGGGCTGGTATAGACAACGGCTGTAATCTGAGCCGCTTCGAGCTTTGCTATCGCATCCTCTGGTGACATCACCTCTAAATCGTAGTCGCCCTCAATGCCGTATATTTCAACCACATTAGCATCATGGCGAAGGCTGTTATGTGCGCTGCGGTTGTCGCCGAACTTTGCCAACTTCACCCACGGGCACGAAACTTTATCTGAGAATGGACCGGCGTTATTAATGCTGGTGATCAACTCCGGCCATTCGCCATCTGTGCGCAAAATGCGGTCAGCGGATTTGCTGCCAAATATGGACCAGTGAAGATCAGCCATCATCATCAAGCCTCGCAGGCTTCTAAAATAGGATGCGAAGATGCTATGAGAAGCGGCGGATTTTCGGGAAATGAGCGAATATCAAAAGATAAAAAATGAGTGCCATCTTGGTTTGATTTCTGATGACAAACAATGTCATTTCTGTTGGTTATGAGCGCTGATCTGAAATGGTTCAGATTAATAACCATCCACCTGTCAAATGAAACACCTGTAGCTGATGCGTGTCCGTAAAAC